AGTACAACTACTAGAGCAACAACGACGACTACGACATTAGCTCCGACAACGACAAGTACAACTACTAGAGCAACAACGACGACTACGACATTAGCTCCGACAACGACGACTGCTGCTCCGACAACGACTACTACAACTGCGGTTCCGACAACTACTAGTACAACTACTTGTGTTCCAATTTCAATAAGTTATACGATAAGTGAAAGCCAAGTAACATTTATCGCAAATGTTATAACAAATTCATCAGATGTAACATTAATTGACCCAGTGGCCGGTGTACTCACATCATATCCGGTTTCCCCAGGAATTCCTATGTTTGGTCAGACAACAATAGGCCCTGTTACGCTTAACTACGGAACTTGGACTATCAAAGTAGCTGGGTATTGCGATACATCAATCATTCTTTAACATCAGTTAGAGAGATAAACCACATAACTATTTTTAGTATAAGTTAATATGCTAACTAAAAAGACAATATTCATGTCAGCTCAACCTGACATTCCCTATTTTCACTGGCAAATTGAAGTTCAAATTCATAATTTCATGAAAGCTGGAATAAATCCTAATTGGATAGAAGTCCTATTTGCGTATCATGACAGTCCATCAACCGAGGGTCTTGCTCTTGCTGAAAAGTATCCGTTCGTACGATTCTTTTTCTATAAGAGAAAGGTTACTGAAAATTTCGGATACATCCCAATCGTGAGGCCTGACATTTTACAGCAACATTTCGAAGCCTTTCCTGATTTAAAAAATGAGGTTATTTTTTATCATGATTCTGATATAATCTTTAGAGAATTACCTAATTTTGATGAAATGCACGATGGAACTTACTGGTACTTGAGTGACACCGTTTCTTACATCGGCTCAGAGTACATCAAGAGCAAATCGGATGATCTATTCATTGATTTATGCAGCCTAGTTAAAATTCCACCGGAAACTGTTGAACGTAATCAGGAAGGTTCAGGCGGTGCTCAGTACCTAATGAAAAACGTCACCTCTGATTTTTGGAAAGCGGTAACCGAAGATTCGTTAAAACTCTATAGGTACATGGCTGACAAAGAGGATTACGAACGAACTACTCTTCAACCAGGAATCCATTATAATCCAATTCAAAAGTGGTGTGCTGACATGTGGGCAGTTCTGTGGGAAGCTTGGAAAATGGGATCTCAAACAGTAGTCACCCCAGAACTGGATTTTAGCTGGGGAACATCCAACTTATCTGATTACGAGCGTCATAAAATAATGCATAATGCTGGAGTCACTGATGAAACTAAACAGACCCTATTCTATAAGGCCGATTTTAGAGACTCTAGCCCATTTGATTCTGATCTATCTTACGTTAATCCGGATAGCGCTTCCGCTAAGTACGTCGAAGCGATTGAATACGCGAAGACCATGAGATAGGTTTAACTTAAATTCTCAGCGGTTTATAAATAACTTTAGAAATAAACATTTAAGCGTAGGCTAATGACTCATAAAGTTAAAATAAAACAGGTCGATCTATCCGGCGTAAATCAGGATAATACAAAGACCCGGTTTTTGGTAATAGATTCAGGCGGTAATCTTTCTTGGCGTAGTTCTTTAGCTGGAGGAACTGCGATTGATGTTAAGTCTCAGGGAACCACAGTAGTTAGTTCAGTAAACTCTTTAGACTTTGCTGCAGGTTTTACAATAAGTAGCGGAGGCTCTGGCGTTGCAATAATCGAGCCGTTTAAGTTCACATCGGACCTACCGGTCTCATTATCAAATAACAAGAGCTTCGGTAAGTTCGTAAATGGAAATACGATTCCGGCTACTGGCTTGACTCCACAGGAAGTAATTCAATTAGCATTAGTTGAGGCCCTTAACCCAACCGTTTCATTATCATCTTCTACCTCAATTCAATTCAATCAGACCTCCATAAGCAATGTTCTCAATTTTTCTTACACGATTAACACATTAGGAGCAACGGTAGCGTCCGCCGTGTTAGAATGGAGAAGGGGAGGATCATCTACGTGGTCAACTCTGAGCACATCAACTACCTCTTCAGGGACCTACACTCATTCGTTAACTGATACTAATTATAACACTGCGAATTTCAATTATAGATACACTGTAACGGATTCAGCTGGAGCAAGCGCGGTTTCAACAGTCACCCTAACACCAGCAGATTACGTTCCAGTAACCATATCGTTAACCGTTAACGCCGGAATAAGAAGCTCACCGGAAACTGATTTAGCTAGAGAATCTGGAAATGTTAGCAGCGTTATCTCCGGTTCGATCACCAGAAACAGCGTATTAGTTAATTTAAGCACCTATTCAATTCAGTACATGATTGACAATAACGGTACATGGATAGACGTGCCAGGATCATCAAATGTTTCAATTGGACCAGGTTCGGGATCCATCACAGTAATCACGCATAATGATTCATCTCTAAGCGGATCAACCAGCATTTCATATCGAATAATATCGGTTGATGATTATCGAGCATCGTTATCTACTTTTGATGCAAGCTCAGTTAGAAAGGTCAACTTTTACTACATGATTTTTTACGGACCTTCATCTAGTGCACCGACTGATTCGGCCGGAGTTAGAGCCCTAACCAGTAAGCAGTTCATAAATGGACCGAACCCATTTAACCTATTAACTGGAACGACCGAAAGAATTTTCACAGTGGCTCTACCAGCTTCATCGACAATAGCTCAGGTTCTTGACTTAGACTCATTAAGCGCAAACATTACTTCCAATTACGTTCTTTCGACTTTCAACGTTAATACGTATTCTGGAACAGCAAGTTCATATAACGTGTATACTATGACCAATTCTGTTGCATATTCAACTGGAGGAACTCCTGCTGGAAATCACAGACATCAAATAACAAGATAATAAATGCCAGGAACATCAGGACTCGTACCAGGATTACAATTACCGTTTGGAATACAACCGGTGAATCCACTACCTGTGGATGTATGGTCAGGACCCTACTACAGCGATACCATACCTAATGCGATTGCATTAGCTAATTCAAACATTCCGTCTGCAATTAGGTTTCAATCCATGGAGGTTCGACTTGTAATAAATGGAATATCGTATAAGTACTGGTACCGAGATGGAATTTTAGACACTGACCTTGTTAGCCTTGCTCTAAGCGGCTCATCTGGAACTAGCGGATCAGACGGTTCATCCGGGACGTCAGGTAGTTCTGGATTAAGTGGTGTTGACGGATCAAATGGAACAAGCGGAACTTCTGGCTCTTCTGGAACCTCAGGTACTTCTGGCTCTTCAGGTTCATCTGGAACCTCAGGATCAACCGGTTCTTCCGGTACATCAGGTTCATCTGGAACTTCAGGGACGTCTGGCTCGAATGGATCGTCAGGAACAAGCGGAACTTCTGGTTCGTCAGGGACATCAGGCTCTAATGGTACATCTGGCACAAGTGGATCACCAGGAATGTCAGCTGGAGGTTTGCTACTCTACTTGAACTACGCAGAGAGTCTTACTCCATCGATCACTCCATTAACTCCAACTCAGTTACAGACGATTACTGGCCAGCCGATGCAATCTGCCACTCACTTGCAATATTTACCTGTCCACAATACTAATGTTAGCCAGCTTAGTATAACACCAATGCTATCAGATCCACAAACAATAATAACTTTCACAACTCCTAGTTCAGCAACGGTAGATGTTCCAGTTGTTCAGTTTGCACTAAATATCAGTGATTTGCCCGGGTCGCCTACTATCTTGCCTCCAGGTATATGGGATTTAAACCTCTACGCAAAGGCTGACGCAAATAATGATACTAATAACATAGGATTAAGATATTGGCTTCTTGGAAAAACAAGCGGTGGATCTTACACTGCACTAAATTCAACAGGTTCAGATATTGCATACCTATATGAGTTTTCAAGTTATCAGGCAATAACTCTAAGCTTAGTTATCGGTGCGCCTTTAACAATTACTGGATATTCTGAATTACATATTGTAATTACAAGTAGAAATCGTAATTCAAGTTCACACACGGCTGAAGTGTACTTCCAAGATGGCACTTACTCTCACTTACACACCTCGTTTGTATCAAATGGTACTTCTGGAACCTCAGGTACTTCTGGCTCTTCAGGTTCATCTGGAACCTCAGGTTCATCTGGAACCTCAGGTACTTCTGGAACCTCAGGTTCGTCAGGTTCATCTGGAACTTCTGGTTCTGCCGGTACGTCTGGCTCTTCTGGATTATCTGGTATTAGCGGTTCATCTGGAACCTCAGGTACTTCTGGCTCGTCAGGTTCATCTGGAACCTCAGGTACTTCTGGCTCGTCAGGTTCATCTGGAACCTCAGGTACTTCTGGCTCGTCAGGTTCATCTGGAACCTCAGGTACTTCTGGCTCTTCAGGTTCATCTGGAACCTCAGGTACTTCTGGCTCTTCAGGTTCATCTGGAACCTCAGGTACTTCTGGCTCTTCTATCTCATATATTAACGATTCAACTACATCAGGTTCAACAGTTTGGAGTAGTACTAAATTATCTACGTCTGTGTTCTTCCAGTCCGGAAACAGCTTTGGTGCAACTGCTCGGCTAGGAACAATCGATAATTACGATTTAAGTTTTACAACTAATAACACGACAGATCGACTTATCATAAAGGCAAATGGTTATCTATGGCGAAATGGAACAACGTATCCGGTAGATTTTAGAGAAACTTCCACTGTTCTTGTAAATTCAAAATACTCAGCAGTAAACTTCACCGTCCCTTCGAATCCTATTGCCAATTCTACTGACACAGTTGGGTTCGTAATTAACCCTGGAGCAGCTTATAGTTCAGGAGGTTTTTCATCATTTCAGCATTTTGAGTTTGGAGTTAACAATTATGCAGGCACTCAAGTATTTGGAATTAACTCAGACATTTATGGAAATGGAACGCCTCAGGTCAATGTAGGGCTAAGATCAGCAATACCTAATAATGCGTATGGTGGCGTTTTTGTATATAATGCAAGTTCAACTGCCACTCGTTTATTCACAGGAAGAGATAGCGTAATCGGAGAGACATTTAGTGTTGATAAGTCAGGAAACCTCAATGCATACACATCAATCTCTAATAGATATGTAACTATGTCCTGGAGTGCAAATGCTGTTGCCGGAACTACTGACTCGTTTATTGGAATACACGCAGGATCTTCTCCAAATAAGGAATTATGGATTGCTTCTGGAAGTTCAGTAAATAGAGCAACGACTAACACTACTGTATATTATGGAGTTAGTCATGCTGACTCAAATAAAAAGGGTAGAATAGTTACAGTAGCCTCATACGACGGTACTAACTCCATTTATGGAAGCATCGGTTTTGTGGTTGGAGTTAGTTATAACTTTAATCAACCTACCGTCGAGATAATGGCAGACGAAAAAATTGCAGTTGGTTACTACGGAAACGTAACTCGAAATTCATCCACTTCTGGTTTATCTGCTAAATTCAATGTTAGGCATAATAGCTCAAACACGACTGACGAAATCTTGAACGTCCAGACTGGTGTTTCAGGGAATGCGGTAATTTTTAGAGTTTTAAATAATGGAAATTTAGGTATAAATCTAAATTCATTTGGCTCCGGCGCCGGTGTCATTGCAATAGGAAATGCATCAGCGGTTCCTTCAGCTAATCCGACTGGAGGAGGAATTCTATATGTAGATTCAGGTGCTTTAAAGTACAGAGGTACCTCAGGAACTGTGACCACTGTTGCATCTGCTTAGCATCATTTAACTAAAAATATAATTAAAACAAATACTATGATCAAACTAACAACCGAACTGAAAGTAACTGGAGGATTTTATAATACGACTACCGTGGTCGAAATATCTCAGGTAAATTATGTAAAATTTGATAAACAACTTTACATAAATGTGAAATTTTTTAAGTCCAAAGAAGATTTTGAAAATAATGAATCTGAAATAAACGTAATTGGGATTGACACATCAAAGTATTTTTCAAACATCGATCAAACTTTTATAAATTCCAAACCAATTCTTGATATTTGTGAAGAACTATACCAAGAATACCTACTTACCGTTGGATACACATCTGAAATTATCAAGTAAAAATGAATCAAAAAGTACAAACCATTTCAAATAAAAATTTAATAGCTCTTTTAGAATTACTACACAATTTTGAAAAAATTAAAAGCACAGTAAGCATTGTTATTTTGTATAACCTAAACAAGAACAAGCAGACCGTTAAACAATTATTAGTTTCATTCGATGAGAGCATTAATTTACTATTAAATCAATACTGCTTAAAGGACGAAAGCGGCAGATTTCTAACTGATTTTGATGAGAGTTTAAATGATTATGTGTATAAATTTAAAAATACTGAAACTAGGCTTGAATTCTTAAAACATCGAGATACACTGTTAGACATTACTCAAGATGTAAATTTATCGGTATTTGAGTTAGATGAATTTAAAGATATTTCATTAGTCCCTTCAGAATTAACTAATATTGAACTGTTATTTGAGTACTTAGTTATCAACTGATAATACTCAAAATTCTAAACACTATATAACCTAACAGTACCTGTTTTGCTTCCCGTCAGATCAGCTTACGGTCTTTCTTTTTTATAGTGATCAGTCATGGTTGAAAATGTTTCAATCAGTATTTACTCGCTTGGAATTTTTGAGTATAAGAAGTCAAATCACAATTCTAAATGATAGTAAAGGCTCATACCTCAATAATTGGTGATACTGGATATAATTGCCACTCTAGAAATTTTTTCACATCACTAAATAAACTTAATCAGGTTCAGGTTAGAAATTGGACAGTTGGCTCCACCTGGAAAGGTTTAGTTAATGATGAACCTCACAATAATGAGTACTACATGACGTCTGAACTAAAGACGATGTTGACTCATCAAACTCTAGGCACTCCTAATGGCCATACTGATTTTACGATTTATAGCGATCACTCTAATCTTGGAAAACCGGATGTTCATATTATCCTAAATGATAATACTCATCCCTACTTTTTTCAAGAGTATGAAGGCCTTAAAATTGCTTATAATGTTTGGGAAACTACTCTACAACCTCAAGCGTTCTTTGTTCAATTACAAAAGTTCGATCAGGTATGGGTGCCTAGCGAATGGCAAAGAGGCTGTACAATAGCTCAAGGAATTCCAGCAAATAAGGTGAAGGTCGTTCCTGAAGGAGTCGATGCTGAGATTTACCGGCCATTATCTAGAGATGAAGTATTTCCAAAAGGTAGGCCGTTTAGATTCTTGGTAGTTGGCCGTTGGGAATACCGTAAATCCACTAAAGATATAATTAAAGCCTTTATTGACTCTTTTTCTGATGACGAGAATGTTGAACTAATTCTAAACGTCGATAATCCATTTGCAAATGATGGCCTTAATACCACAGAAGAGAGGTTAAACCGATTTGGACTAAAACACGCCAGGATTAAAGTTGTCCATCATTTAAGCAAGGCTGATTATATTGAAATGGTCAGAACTGCTGACGTTTTTGTGTCATGCGCTAGAGCTGAGGGTTGGAATCTACCGTTGATTGAGGCAATGGCTAGCGGAGTCCCGTCTATCTATTCTGATTGGGGAGCTCAACTGCAGTTCGCAAAGGGCAAGGGAATACCAATCATTAATAATGGAGAGGTTCTTGCTGCAGTTACGAATAATGAATCTTGGAATCCAACAACTCCTGGAAAATTTGCGGACCCAAACTTTGATGATTTACGAGCAAAGCTTAGAGATGTCTACTCTAACTTTGAAAGTTATAAACGGCTTGCAGTACTTGATTCCGATCAAATACGCAAAGAGTTCACATGGGAAAATTCTTCTCAAATCGCACAAGATCACATCCTGGAACTCTTAACTCAAAAGCCAATTGAATATTCATCTGATTTTGTATGGGTGACCTGTGGAAACCTGGAGTACATGAAAGTCATTGAAAAATTAGCAATTTCGCTAGCTCAGTTTTCAACTCGAAAAATTTTGGTGTATGGAATTGACTGTGATTTTGAATTTAATTTGCCAAATGTTGAATTTCACAGACTTGAAATAGCTAGACATTCGGACAACGATTGCTGGTATTGGAAGCAGCATGCATGCCTCGAAGCATTAGCGAGCAGTAAGTTTAAAAATTACGTGTGGTTGGACGGAGATGTTATCGCAAACCATAATATAGACGAAGTTACTCAATACTTTCCTCTACTTGAGGATTACCCAATCTCTGATGTTCATGTTCAGCAAGACTTCATAGGCTTCTTTACTGAAACGAACGGTTCATTAGGCAAACAGTTATTTAATGAGGAACTTTGCAAACGGGAAAGAGTTAATCGTTTAGCAACTAAAGGTCATTCATGCATGTTCATATTTAACCATGCCTGTGATTGGTTCTTTACTAAAATCATTACTGTCTATAAATCGACTCCATTACAAGATTACCAAAAACTTCTACAATGGAACGATGAAGGTATTGATAATTTTTTGAGGTGCAAGTATGGGTTCACGAAGTTCCTGCCGCTCTCTAACTTTGACGTATCTGAGTGGGATGGAGATCTGTTGGGAAAAACTGGCAAAGCAATGGAACACTTCATAACCTATTGGAGAGATCGAGGTCCGCTTAATTTTTCAAAGATATACGGTTGGCAATTTGTGCCCTCTGACAAATCTAAAATTCTTTACTTTCACGGAAATAAGAATTTAGAGTTTGCCGACTTCATGATCGACTATGTTAAAATGCAACGAGATAAAAGCTTCCATGATTCCGAGTACTTTTTTGTTGGTAAAAATGAAGTTAAGAACCTGGGCTCAATCAAGGAGGTCCATGGTGGAACTCTTGACATTGCCAATAAATACGGTTGGGACTATGCTATCTATCATGAGATCTATAATTTGGAAGATTACTCTCAACACGGAGTTAGGATCAGAAAGGGTGATGTTGTGGTCGATCTTGGTGGAAATATTGGAATATTTACTAGGTACTCGTATCACATGGGTGCGAGTAAAATCATTACTTTTGAACCCGATAAACGGTACTTTGAAATTCTAAAACAGAATGCACCAGCCAACTCAGTCCTATTCAATGCAGCAATTGGTGATACCTTAGGAAAATTAACCCTGACTGAGAGTAATCATCTAGGCGGATCTAATTTATGGCATCGTACTGATCCAACCGTCAACCAGTATGAAGTTAATTGCTATACGCTCGATCACATTTTAGAGGCTGGTCTGGTTAACCGAATTGACTTTCTAAAGGTTGATATTGAAGGTTCAGAAATCATTGCACTAAATGGAATCAGCGATGATAACCTATCTAAAATTAGAAACATTGTGGTTGAGTATCATCATGAACACCTAAAATTTAATGAGACTCTTCGAAATGAGTTCGTTATTCGACTAAATCGACTGGGATTTAATTCTCATCTGCAATTCTGTGGCATAAATGATGCTCTACAGTTAATTTACTTCTGGAAATAATCTCACTACCTCAAGATCAAATGATCCTTGAAATTCACAAACTAGCTTATAATAAAAAAGATAAATTTTAAATGGCTCACACCGACCAACAGGAATTCTGTAAAAAAATGAAGACTCTGTTTCCAAAGTACTTTCATGGAAAACGCATCCTAGATATTGGCTCGCTCGATGTAAACGGAAATAACCGGTTTTTATTTGATAATTTAGACGGTTATATTGGACTAGACGTTGGAGAAGGTCCAAATGTTGATGTATCAATACCGGGTCACAAGTACGATGCCCCGAACGAGTTCTTTGACGTCATTATTTCAACTGAGGTTTTCGAGCACGACCTGTACTATAAGGATACAGTACAGAACGCAATTCGAATGCTCAAGCCAGGTGGAGCTTTTATATTCACATGTGCATCAGGCCAAAGACCTGAGCACGGAACTCGGCGCTGTGGTGAGCACAATGCTCCATTACTAATTCAACAATCCGAAGAATGGGCTGACTATTACCTGAACTTAGAAGAATCTGATTTTCTTGAAATACCCGGTTTTAAAGAAGCATTTCCAGACGGCATATTTGAATTGGGATGCTATGGAGAATTCAATAATGAATGGAATGAGCTTTACATGCATAACATTCATGCAGATATTTACTTCTTTGGAGTCAAGGGCGGAATCAAGAACGATTTAAAATATTCGGTCGACCATCGAAATCCTATTATTAATCCTGGTGAGTACTTGGATCACATATTCGTGGTTGATGCTTGGCCAAATACTCTAGAAAAGGAGTCTGATCTAATTGAAACTTTACAAAGACTTAGAGAGTTTAATGAAATTCCAATTCTACTAGTCAGTCATTATCCAATAAAGCCTGAACTGCAAAAATTGATTGACTACTATATCTATGATAAAGAGAATCCTCTTCTATTAAATTCAGAATTCAATGAATATGGAGTAGCCAGTGGCAGATGGACCAAGACCGACGATTACTCAATAACCAACGAAATGGAGTACCATCATGATTACGCAATTTGGACGTCAATGGCCCATGCATTTAATTTTTGTAAGTATTTGGGCAAGAAAGTAATCCATTTCATGGAGTACGACAACTTGATCGATACATTTCAATACAGGCAATCATTTCTTGAAAAATCTGAAGATCATGATGCAGTTATTTATGAGTACATCTCAGGTTCAGCAAAGGACTCTCATTTTTCAGCGTACTGCGCGACTTACATTTTCTCAATTAAGACTGATATAGCGATAAATGTGATCAATCAAATAAAAACAAAAAGAGATTACTTCACAAATAGGCCAAACGGCTGGCAATTAGAAAGAGTCTTCTTAGCCTGTTTACAAAAGACGACCTCTAACATTCACATGACTGAGTATATCGCTAATTCAAATGAGTTAAACACTCAAGCTGTTTGGAATCGTGATGGAATTCTTAGAGATGACGCTAAATTCCAGATTTACCTTGGAGCAGATAACTTTAATCAGCTCTACGTCCATCTAATTTCAGGATTTCACGAGTCTCCAGCAGATAAGGATTACCTAATCGAGATTAGGTACGCCGAAACGACTAGATTTGAGACTCTAATGAATGGTCAATATCTGCTAATCTGTTTAGGCCAGTATCAAATAGGTCAAACCGTTGAGGTTCGATACTTGGGCAAAACTGTTTTTTCAGAGTTCCTCTATTCTACGATCGAAAAATTTAGAAAAATGAATTTTGTTCAAGTTAAAGACGAAGACTCTTCACAGGTTGACCTATCCTATAACTTTATTGATGGCGCATACGTTGAATTAAAGACAAATTTGTCAATTAAGTATACTGCAAATTTCATTAATAATTTAACTGGCCAGCTGATCTACTCAGTCAATTTAGCTAATGGACACTGGGCTAAGACCTCCGCCAAATACATGATTGATTGGAGGATTGAACTTACTGATCCATCTGGCCGAATTGTCAAGACTGTTAACTTTGAACCTTTAGGTAAAAAGGTTCTAATTTCAATTGAGTCAAACTCTCTGGGGGATACGCTTGCCTGGTTTCCGTACGTCGAAGAATTTAGAAAGAAGAACAGTTGTCGAGTAGTCTGTTCAACCTTTTGGAATGAATTATTTAGGGATACTTATCCAGAAATTGAGTTTTTAAATCCAGGAGACACGGTTTTTGATCTGTATGCAGTTTATCGAATTGGTTGGTATTATGATGGTGACCAACCTGAACTAAATAGGAACCCAATTGACTTTAGGCTTGGGCCATTACAGAAAACAGCATCTGACATCTTAGGCCTTGACTATTATGAAATCAAATCCATCATTAATTTTCCAAAAAGAAAATTAACTAAAAAAGTTGGACTTGGAATACACAGTACGGCTCAAGCCAAGTATTGGAATAATCCTATTGGGTGGCAACAAGTCACTGACTGGTTAATCCAAAATGGTTACGAACCAATCATTTTGTCCAGGGAAGACTCAGGGTTCATGGGTAATCTACATCCAACCGGCGCAACTAAATTGCCGGCCGGTCCAATAAAATCGGTGATAAACGAGCTAACTGAGTGTCAGGCATTTGTCGGTATTAGTAGTGGTTTAACTTGGGTAGCATGGGCAACGAATACTCCCACTATTCAAGTATCCGGGTTGACATACGAGTTCAACGAACCCAATGCTGGCATAATTAAATTAACTCCTCCGGCTGGTGCTTGTTCAGGGTGTATGAATCGAATCAGACTGGACCAAGGTGATTGGGAATGGTGCCCAGAACATAAGGGCACAGGCCGGCAATTTGAGTGTTCTAAATTAATCACAGCGGATCGGGTGATTAATGAGCTCAAAAAAATTCTAGTATAGATAATTTAGTATGATACTTAATTCCAGACAAAACAGCTTCTTTTTGAATTTCCCAGTTGATTTCTTTAACCAGGCCGTCGATCTCAAGTACAGCAAGTACTATCGAAGCCTATTATTGCCGTACAAATCTCTGTCGGATTTCATGGCATCAACCATTCAAAGCGTTAATTTTCCAGGATTTGCATCCCAACTCCAATTCCAAACCAGAGTTTTAGGGAAACAACAGGACCTACAGAGCTCAAAACCAATCGCTGATCAATTCCAGAGAGAAATAAAGATCACCTTTAAGCTAACGGATGCTTTTTTAAACTACTTTGTTTTTCTGGACAATGCCTTAAATTACTTAGAACCAGCAAATGTTGCAAAGGAAAATACTCAAACGTCATTGGGTCAAGCGACATCAGCCCCGGCAATTCAAAACCCAAATCACCCCTACTTTAAACCAATTAGGTTAACTTTATTGAATAATGAAGGGTATGCAGTATCATCGATCATATTCAATCGACCTCAGTTGATAAGCTTGAGTGAGCTGAATCTATCGTATTCTTCGATCACACCACAATTCACAACTTTCACAGTGGCCTTTAAGTATTACAATTTTGATTTAGAATTGGATTTTGATTAAAGCTCAAACCGTGAACGATTAAGGTTCCATAGACTTGAAACTTGAGATCCAGTTAAGGCCTTATCGTATATGTCAACCTTAGCCAAGTAACCTCCCCATACATCAAGGTAATCCCATCGGCTCATTAATCGTATACCACCTTGAGATGATATTGGAGTTGCAGCATACTCAGCAGTTTGGGATAATCCTCCATTGACGTACAAGTTAAGTGAATGACCATCGTAGGTCCCAACTATATAGTACCAATTTCCAGCAGTTAAAGAATAGGTTCCAGTAACAGCCCAACCTCCATTAAAAAAGCCTGAGCTAAATGCGCCATTGTTTGTTCCAATCGAATAGTTTATTTGGCCGGTCTGCCCTGGATAAATTTCAGTTACAATACATGGATTTCCTCCAATCTCTGTTCCGTTGTAATAATGCCAAACTCCAACCGACCACATATTTAGATCCGGCAGGCTTGTGCTGCACTCTGCGTATTGTACATTGTCAGTAATGAATTCAAAGTATCCTCCAGCGCTGGAAGACCAGCTTGGGCCGTTTATGAGAGAGAATTCCTTTAACCCTATTGAATCTATCCACGGTCCTGACCCTGAATAAGTAGATGCGTCTAGCGATAGTACTGGAGTAACGTACGAATTCCAATATCCATTGGCCGTGAGCCATGCGCTAGCAATAGTTGCATCAGTAAAGTTCTGAGAGTAATTAGTAATGTTATTTGCCAATTTAATAAAAGCTAAATCAGTTAGATCGGTTGACCTGCTGAATGCAATATAGGCAGTTTTTCCCAGTACTGGAGTAGGCTGAGAACCGCTCTCTACTGGTTTAGCAATAACATAGCCGAGTAGTTCATTTGGACCTTGCCACCAGTCAACTCCTCCTGGTCCTGTTGAATAATCTAATGGAGCTGACTCAACTGCAATGTTACCTATTTGTAAAGTTCCGTAAATTGGAGATCCTGGATTGTAAGCAAATGACCTTGAACTGGATGGTGCTGACATATTGTATTTCTATTTTTATAGAGTTGAGTTTTGATCTACCGAACTGGTCTTAATGATTTCTCCAGTATCAGTTCTACGATTAACAATGAATCTCTCAATAACATTTGAGCTTTTTCTTTTAGAAGTCTTCTCGAAGCTCGGAAAGTAAGTTTCGACGTCAATCGTTAGAGTAATGTTAATTTTATTGTTGTCCTCCAACTTAAACGAATATTTCTTGTCAACGACTTCATTTGTTGGAAACTGGAACTGTGCTGGTATTCTAACTCCGTGATATTGAAAGTACATCACCCTATTCGCGTAATTAATGTTTAGCAACTGTTCTGCAATTTTAAATGCCTTGTTCAAGTTATCACAAATGACCTTAACGTCAAATTTAACCGATAATGGGATGGTGAATAGCTGAGCTGAGTAACCGTTTAAGATATTTTCATCGTTCTCGCCCCTTTCAGTTTCAGTAAAACTACCCCTAATGAATTTATTGGTTAGGTCAGCTGACCTAACTTGAAAGCTTGAAAGAGTTATGATTCCCCTAGGTATAATGTCATAGGTTCCCTCAGCCACCGGAATTCGACAGTTATCGGGTAGGCCAACGTAAAAATCTTTTAGGAATCCTTCGTCAGTTCCATAATTGTACACGAAAGGAACGTTAAATTGTTCCTTGTGATCATCTCTAGATAGATCAAGGGTCATTTCACTATTCAACAGATCTAACAGTGAGATCGTTAGATTTCTTAGGAATATGTCATCAGTATTTAGAGTCTTCATATCCTTTATTTATTAACATCGGCTCAGTAAACAAAGAAAACCTCCCCAGGTGCGCTGTCCTTATGAGAAGCGGGGGAGGTGTATTGATTTTGATTATTTAATCTACCTACATAGAGTATCAGCAACCGAACATGCAAAAGGAGAAAAAGGCTTCCATCTAGGTTCGAAACCTAAACCTTCAACGTATCCCAATGCAGATCTTAGCACGGTATTACTTTGGTGTCTCGGATCCTCATTTAGGTCAAGGTCAACGAAGTCAACCGTAAGGTCGGCCTCATTCTTAATGAATTGTGCGATCTCAATAGACGAGGTAACTTCCATCCACAACCTTGAAAAACGATCCTTAATCTTGGGAATTTTGATTGTTCGGTAAGCAACGTGAGCTCCATTATTTCCATAGTGGAACACGATAACAGTTGCTAAATTGGTCATGGAATTGGTGTTATGACTATCTGATCCCACGTAAATTCGCGTAGTTGGATGCATCGCTACTTGTTCTCTAGCGTACTCCTTTAGATCGAGGATCTTAGTGTGATCCCCAAGTCTCTTAAAATTAAGATTCAATTCCATATACTTGGGTGTTTTTAATTAAAAAAGCGACACCTTGTCGCTTTACTTATTCTAATGTACTACAATTATCTATTAGGTTTCCTGGCCAACAAAAAATGGTACTCCAAATAGACCCTAAGCTATCCGAAGTACCAAAATTGTCATGGTGGAGACGGGCGGAATCGAACCGCCGTCCAAAAAATATCCAACCAAACCCTCATTTACACGCTTGGACAATTTTTCTAAACTGACAAAATATCCTCGGTTTTTTTACGTCTGACCTTGGAAGCTAGACGCTGAATTTGTAATTTCGGAACAAGTCATCTAATCCGTTGCGCAACTTTGGGTCGGTCGAGCAGTTGCCGCTCGGTCGCTTAGGCTACTAAAAGCTCTTCAGCAACTGGAGAGTTAACTGTGTCGTTAACAAGGCTCCAAAAGTTTACAGTGTTGCCACTTATGGTTCTGATACATTATTACGAGGATAGCATCTTCCTCGGCGTGCAGGCGTGACCGATAATCCATGTCAAAGCCGGTCGTCCCCAATTAAATTATTGTACTACTTTATTTATAAAAGAGCACATATTCAACAAAAAATTACAGGTTGATAAATAAACCAAAAGAAGTCACCATTAAATGGCAACCAATTTAACTGACCAAAATACGAACTTAAGACTTTTCACCAGTCTCAAAATACGAGTTAGAGACCTGTTGACTGAAAGCATAACCTTTCTGCAGAACACGTTTAAGCAGAGCAGGTCAGTATTCACAGCGGCCTCGCCCTTCGGTCAAATACTAATTGTCATTGAGAACCTAAGTCAGCTCATATTCTATTACATCGAAGATGCGATAACCGAGTTAAACATCAATGAGGCAAGTCGAGTCTCTTCCATCTACTCCTTAGCCTCTCTAGCAGGCCATAATCCAAGTAGAGCGATTGGGGCGACCGCTCAGATCAGAATCATTCGCAAGCCGAACATCACGCCAACCGCAAGCAAGGCAATACTAAACAATCTATTTAGGGTTCGTTGCGAAAATAACGGGCTGACCTATGTAATTGAATTGGTGCAGGATGAAGTTAGGCTTTCTTTAACCGGAACCGCGACAATATCGTTATTTAACATTAGACAGGGACAGATCGAATCTCAAACCTTTACTGCCAAGGGAAAGGCTTTTGATAGCTATCAATTGGGATCCCCGAATAATTTTTACATTGATAATTTTAACGTTAATGTTTACGTGAACGGCGAAAAATGGACAAAGTACGACTCGTTGCTTGACATGCCAAGGGGAGGTAAATGCTTTCTTGCAAGGACTGGTATAACTAATGGACTTGACATATACTTTGGGAACGGTTCTTTTGGTAAGATTCCGGACACCGGGTCAACCATCACAGTTGAATACTTAGTAACTGACGGCAGCGCAGGTAACGTTAAGGTAGACGATCCAAGGCACGTTCAATTTAGCTTCGTCGACACCGGGTTTTCACCGATCGGAGAGGAATTATCAATGAACGAGTACTTTTCAATAGTGACAGTGAGTCCTCCTAACTTCGGAGTTGACCCTGAGGATCCTAGCCTAACTCGATTAATTGCTCCAAAGGCCTCTAAAAATTTCGCACTAGTTAACACGGATAATTACGAGATCCTACTGCAAAAAATGCAAATGTTCTCAACGATCAAAGTTTACCTTGATCAAGATAAGAACGGAAACGTTCTAGATGCTAGAATGATTAACTTGTTTTTGGTTCCCGATGTTACCCAGATGTTTAAAAATGGAACTGATTACTTTAACCTGCCAATCACCAACTTTAAACTTAACAACTTTCAAAAGAATGAGCTATTGAAATACGTTGAAAAATCCGGTACAAAAATGATTTCGTCTGACGTTAAAATAGTCGATCCAACCGTCACCAGGTACGTGTTAAACGTTAGCATAATCGCATTTGATGATACATCAACTGACATCATTAAGTCGGACATCGCTGACGTGGTTGGAGCCTATTTCATTAAGTTAAAAAGACACGATAGAGTTCCTAAAAGCGATTTGATCGCAGCTATCGAAGGAATTAGATCAGTTGACTCGGTTAGCGTAAATATATTAAGTGAGCTAAATGAGCTAGATAAGACAAGCAATCCAAGTTCAAGTAATCTAATAGGGCTTGATGAATTTAACGACATCATCATTGCGCTAGATGAGTTTCCTGTGCTTAGAGGAGGTTGGACAGATAGCCTTGGAAATAAGTACTCTGAGGGTCTTTCCGATACCTCTTTGGGAGCTTTAAACATTCAAATAAAATCAGTCGTCCAACGTAAAAATATCGGTATCGTATGATAAGAAACTCTCTATATCAACCTGTGTATAATAGAAAAGACCAACGACTTCACTTAGGTTATGCCTATAAGAATAACATAATGAAACGTGTCCTTTCCAATCAAATGTTCGGAGCTAATCCAGTACTCGATAAATTCATAAGTGATCTTCAAGGTTACATATACGAACACATTGAGGCTGTTAAACAGATTAAGATCTTTGCTAATCCGGCATTGGATAAGAACGAAAATAGACTGAACTAATGGCACAAGTATTTTCAAAGGAAAAAAAGCAGCAGATAAAAGGCGAACTTGAGGAACTGTTAAGAACCTACTCAGGAGGACCAAATGCAATAGATGACGAGAACATAGATGCTCAGATGTCAGAGATTGCTGCGGCTCCACCCTTAAATTTCTCGGAAATGAATTCTGAGTTTGAAAAACAGGCAAAGGCAATAACGTCCTCAATGCTAAAATTTTACGTTGACCTTGGAGTAATTGAGAAACATGAGTACGTGCAACAAAAGCAAATTCTAGATAATTCAAGCATTCAAAATATTTTTTTTCAGCTAAAGACTCTACGGATGGCAATCGAAAGAATAGCTGAGGAGATTAACCAGGGAAATTCTCACCCAAGGCTATTTGAAGTCTTTGGGCAGTTGCAGGATAAATTAACGTCAGTCGTTAAAACTCAGGCAAATTACATGTTGTTCCTAGAGGACACTTACAAGAAAATCAAACAGGAGATTGACCAGAATGAATCACCAACCGGTCAATCCACAAAATCAATATCTGCAAATACCGGAGACTACTACATAACCGCCGGAACCAAAAATTTAATGAAAGAAATTGAGGTCGTCGAAGTAGAAGATGAAGTTGACACTCGAAGGTTAACTCATCCGAGCAAAAAAATAGAAGTGATGACTGAACGCGGGCTATCTGATGGAATTATAGCCGAGGAAGATTCAGAGGACTTCTCAGACGATGTCAATTCACTAATATGAGAGATTTCATAGCAAGCTCAGGAGGTCGTACTCGAATGAAGCTTTCCAATTTGGACGCTGAGAATAGCGCAATTTGGACAACGGAAAAGGTCAATAAACTTCTTGAGGATTTCGAGAATGGATTAATTGACATAAAAACAATCAAGAACTCCCCATTTAAGGATAATGATCCGGTTTGGAAAAAGGCAAACATCGTATTCGAATACACGCCTGATGAACTTGAAGAACTTAAGAAATGCAAGAGCGATCCAATTTACTTTGCGAATAAGTACGCTCAAGTAATGCAAGAACATGGGATTGACCAAATTAATCTCAGAGATTACCAGGAGGAGATAATTAAGTCATTTAAGGATAATCGATTTAACATTTTAATGGCTTCCCGGCAAATCGGCAAATGTTTTTACCCATCTACTCTAATTATTATACAACCAATCAATGCAATAGTTTTAACAAGTTTTCTAAATTTCTCAAAAAAATCAAAAATAATTGATCCAGTAGAATTATCAATTTCTACTATTGCTTCAGAGCTTTATTTTTATTTTAAATCATTAAGAAAGCCACTTAACATTTTCGACAAGATTCGTAGATATTGCTACATCTTTGTCTCAGATTTGTCATGGATAAAATACATTGCTAAGCTAATAATATTCCTAATCGAAAGGTATGAATTTAGAAATAAGAAGCTAGATCAGAATAACTTAGCTGACAAATTTCAAGAAGCATTTTCGGTAGATTCGCTTTTCAGCATTAAGACGGACACCGGATTTTCTCCAATTGCTCTATGTAATAGGACTCAGCCGTATAACCTATGGAAAATAGAGACGATCTCTGGAAAAACTCTAGAGGGAGCGGATCACCATATTCTCTTTAGGCCTGATCTTAGTCAAGTATTAATTTCTGAACTTAAGGTTGGTGATCTGATAGTAACAGTTGACGGTGCCGAGAGAGTGACCTTGATAAAATCTAGCGATTTGGCCCTATCCATGTTAGACTTTTCGTTAGCTGACTTTAATCATAGGTACTGGACAAACGGAATACTTTCTCATAATACTGTCATGTCGGGAGTGTTCATAGCTTGGTACTTAGTATTTCACACCGATAAGAACGTGTTGGCCGTTGCTAACGTTGCATCAACAACCAAGGAGGTGCTAGATAAAATTAAGTCAGTGTTGGAAAATCTGCCGTTCTTTTTGAAACCTGGTTGCATTTCGAATAACGTAATGTCAATGAAATTCGATAACGGTTGCAGATTGATAGGTCGTACCACAACTAAAAACACAGGTATTGGTTTTACAATTCACGTGCTGTACATAGATGAGTTCGCTCACATTAACCCAGCGTACCTAGATTTCTTTTATCGAGCAATTTATCCAACTATTACAGGTGCAGGTTCCCAATCAAAGGTGATAATAACGTCAACTCCAAACGGTATGAACCGGTTTCATGATATTTACGTGGAGGCAGTTATCGGTAAAAATTCATACGTGCCTTTACGAGTTGACTGGTGGCAGGTTCCAGGTAGGGATGATGAATGGAAAAAAATGACGATCGCTAACTTAGGCTCGGAGGAAGATTTTAACCAGGAGTACGGATTACAGTTCTTTTCTTCAGACAAGTTATTACTACCTTCCAAGGATCTTAAAAAGGTGTTCTCATTTAAAATAGCTTATCAGGTTCCCGACTGGGCTCAGGAACCTGATGTTGAGGCATTAATGGACGGTTTCTCAGCGCACCCGAACTTTGCCAAGTTATCAATTGATGACATACGAAATGATGGAAATAATTACATTTTTTCAATAGATACGGCAAGCGGAGTTGGTCGAGATTACTCAGTCGTTAACATTTTCAAGTTAACCGCTCTACCTGTTAAACTATTGGAACAGATCAAACAGTTCATTAAGAACGAAGGCGACCTATTCACCCTGGTTCAAGTTGCATCCCTAAGAACTAACAAAAAGGACATTAACGAGTTTTGTAATTCGATCGAGCATCTATTATACAAGGTGTTTAATTACGAAAAGGTTAAGATCCTATTGGAATTGGATCACAAGGGTGATTACGTGCTTGACAAGCTTAGCCAAAGCGAAGATTTCTGGCCTGGAATAATAATTCATTCCAAGCACACAGTGTCATCAGTTCACTGGAAACCGGGTCTTAAAATGACAGAGACCAACAAAACAAAATACTGCGAAAGATTTAAGTACCTAGTCGCTGTTAATAAAATCTTACCTAATGAATTTAAGACGGTTCACGAATTGGGATCCTTCGGTAAGATGAATAACGGAACCTATCGAAGCCAAAACGGCAACGACGATTTGGCAATGACATGCGTTGCAACCTCGGCGTTCTTTGAATCTCCCAACTTTTGGGAATTGGTAAACGAGGAGCTTGATAGGTTACCTAAAGAATATTTAAAAGAGGTTTATGCGAAGTACTTGGGCACCGAGTACGCTGGAACGGCCTCACAGTACGATTACGATTCATTAAGATCGCTAAATACTACGCCTGAGGTTACAAAACCTGGAGCAACCAGAAGAGTTGACGAAAGTTACATCAGCTCATATAAGGAGGTAATGGAAAAATTTTACGGAAAAAGTCAATCAAATGAAAACTAACGACTCACCCCAATTTAACTACGGTGATAACAAAAAACAGATCTTCGACACGATCATATCTCACATTGATTCTGCCGTGTCAAACAATCATTCTCAAATATTCATTAAGAAATTACTGATAGTTGATGAAGAGGTTGACGTAATCGCTAAAAAAACGGACTGGCCTGACTGTTTAGATAAGGCCATTGCCTTTTATAAATCCTCCGAAAATTACGAGGCCTGTGCGAAATGCCAAGCTTTACTCGATAAAATAAGTTCAACTAAACCTAAAAAAACAAAATCAAATGGGGGAAAGACAATCTAAACGCAAGCCAACCAAGCTTGAATTAACCGAGACCGATCTACGACACGTTACTCTAAAGGCATCTCAGGAGCAGTACATGCAAAAAATAATGTCAAATGAAATTACTTTTTGTTATGGACCGGCTGGAACCAGTAAAACTTTCACAGCGTGTTTAGCCGCTCTAAAGCTCTACGTTGACGGCAAGATCAAAAGAATCATCCTGTCGAAACCAATTCAAGAGTCGGGCGAAAAGCTTGGATTTTTACCAGGAGACGTAAAGGATAAAATTGATCCATTTATGGAAAGTTATCGATCTAATTTGGTAAAATTACTACATGATCCTGGCCATGTAGGCTGGCTCGAAGCGGTTAAAATCATTGAATTTAGGCCTCTTGCTTACATGAGAGGAGCTACGTTTGACGATTGCCTAATGATTCTAGATGAAGCCCAGAACGCTGATTTTAAACAGCTGATGCTATTTGTTACCAGGATGGGAAGAGGATCAAAGGTTTTAATTTGCGGGGACGTTAGCCAATATGACATCGCAAAGAGTAGAGTAGCCTTACCTGACTTTATTGATCTTCTTAAAGGGGTGAAAGGTTTGGGAATTCACCAATTTACTGAAGAGGACATTGTTAGAAACAAGATTTTAATTGAAATAACTGACCGTTACGAAAAGTGGAAATCCACAAGCTCGAATAATAAACACTTTAACTAAGTTATAAAAACCCTTAATGAATTCTTACGAAGTATTAAACAAACAGCTAAACGACGAAATGCAGAGCCTGGCCGAGCTCATTAAAACCGGCAAACACACGGAACGGGACAGGAATCGACTTGCCTCAATAATGTATCCCAAGTTAAGGTATTTCATTTGGAAATTCTTTCATGATGATGATGAGACCGAAGAGGTGATACATAACACGATGCTAAAGATATTCAAGGGACTTTCTTCGTATAGCGACACGTACCGATTCACAACCTGGATCTATACGATCGCTAAAAACGAAGCCTTATTACATCAGCATAAGCTTAAGGTGCAGTACTCAATCAGCATTGATAACTTACTCAAACCTCTAAACATACCTGATGACCATGAGATAAATTTAGAAAAGGAAAAATGCTTTGATGATTTGTACGTCATGTTTCAAGTCGAAATAATTGACATGCCGGACTGTCTAGAAAAGTCGATTTTGATCGATAAGGAAATTTATCAAATGAAAGGTAAGGAAATTTCTGAAAAGTACGAAATGAACCTTAATACGATCAAGACCAAGATTAGAAAGGCCAGAAAAATGATAAAGACCGCAATTCTAACAAAGAATCCAGAAATGATAGAAAAAATAGAGGATTACTTTTAAACCATGTCGATAATTAGTTTTTTACAACCGCAAAAGGTCATTGATTCAGTTAAATCCTTAAGTAAGGACGTTTCGAATTACCTGTTCTATCGAGATAAAATAAAGTTACTTGAATCAGAGGGAATCTTTAGGGATCTCAACATGAGAGTTGACTGGATTAAACGAGTCTATTACGTCATTAATCTTGAACCTGAAACGATGCTAGCAACAGGTGATATTCGAGACCTTGAAAAAAGTCGAGTATTTGAATCAGTTTCACGGTACCAGGGAAGTTTCGTAAGCCTTAACCTAACGGAGATCGTTGACGTCAGAACTCGCAGAATCAAAACTGCCGATTATTACGCTTACTTAGTCTGGATAAGGTACAGAATCATATCAACTTGGGGAGATCTTTATAATGTGATTGGGGCCTCCGTGCTCGCTTATTATTTGGTTCGATTATTGAACTACATATACATTAACGTGGATGTGATACAGTCACTAGTAACCTCAATTCTCAATAGGAGATAAATAACCCAAATACAAATCAACATGAAATTCATAGACAAATACTTTAACCGAATCGTTACGATTTTTTTGTTTTTGATATTCGCACAACAATGTTCGAATTCACACACACTGTCCGGAATCGAGAAAAAACAAAGGATCGAGTCAATTAGGCTTGATTCAATCTCGACACGATCTGAGATTGCAAGGTCTCTAAAAATCGAAGGTCTAAAATCCGAAATGCGAATGATTCAGTCAACCGATCGTAAGATTCTTGACGTTAATCGCCAGTCCGAGATCGATAGAGAACTAAAACGTTTGGAATCCACCAAGTAATGAACAGTAAACTCGTAAGCAACTTCATAATTGGGACTTTCGTTACTCTGTACCTAATGGTGTCTGTAATTTCAACGATTCACGTCATTGACTTCTTCACCCTCTCTAATCCAAATTGGTTAGCAGTAACGTTAGCAATTGCGTTTGAGGTAGGAGCTGCAGCATCGCTAGCATCCCTAATCACCCTTGATAAAATGAATAAGGGTATAGTCTGGTCGCTATTCATAATCTTAACTTTCATGCAAGCCATGGGAAATACTTACTATGCATACACTCATTTGCAAGATTTTCAAGGATGGATTGAACTGTTTGGGTTATCAGACGAAGATTTAATATACCAGAAGAGAATCTTATCTTTGGTGAGCGGTGCAATTTTACCAATAGTGGCTTTAGGTTTTATTAAATCATTGGTCGATTACATCAAACCAGTAGCTCAAGGTCAATCTATCGAACAAGATTTACAGAGACCGGAGGAAGATCCGCTCGAAGAAATGACCGGACCTGAGATGCCAATTTTCTTTCAATCTGAAAGCGTAGAACCTTCTAATTTATCTGAGGAAAGTGTTACTGAACCTAAGGTAGATAATAAAAAGGAATCCACAGTACCGATCGATGCAGCCTTGGCTAGAGGAAGTAGAGTGACCTTTAATGGATAACTTTAAAAATATTTAATGATAAATGTCTTACATAACTTATCTAGATGATCCAACTGCCCAAAGAGTTAACAACTCATATACCTCATTGTGCTCAGGGAATCCAAGCAAGAAATATCTAAAATTGGTCGATAAGTGCCTTGTCATATTCAATAAGGTAAAAGTGAAGCCAGTTACTGTGCTCTTGAGAACTTGTTGTATCCAGTAGATTCCCAACAGTTGATTGATTTTGAAATTTGTGCAGGAGAAACCTTATTAATATTCGACAATCAATTAGACAACATTCCACCTACCCAAATAGGAACCACCACTATAAATTATCCGCTAGGCGGATTCGATTCAGAGTACTTTGAGGCTCTTGGGACAACTGGCTTTGAATACTACTACGTTCTTGCAAATGACCGAAACTACGCAAGGGGAGTTGTTTTATATCCAATGTATCCGCAGTCGGATAAGAACGGGGCTTCAATAAATCCGGCCAATAAATCTTGCGAAATAGTTATGACCGATAGAGCTTTAAACTCAATAACTCTACCTCTTTCTGAGGTATTTTCTCATTTCTCCAATCCTGAAACCCAAAACGCTAATAAGCTGATAAATAAGATAGAGATCCATAATCCTAACCTGAATTTTAGCATTAAGGTTAAAGGCTTAGTGGTCTACGTAAAAAGTAACAGCGATCCAAACGATTGCGCTTGCTAAAAAATAAATCTTAAAATGCAGAATACGGTTTCAACCTTACTAAAAAATCACACGGATTCAAACAATTCGAATGATTATACTCCAAGATTCATAAATGCTTCTCCGAATGTATCAGCTAATGTGACAGGTAACGGATACTACACCGATACTTGGTACGGAATTCACAATCCTTCGGGTTCAGCAAGAACCGTAAAAATTTGGACTGTCGACCAAGGTTATCCAGTTGGAGGCGCCGGCGGCGCTAGCGTACGAATAAACGCTGGAGAAACTTTTTACACAACTCTAGCTAGGGTTGAAGTCGGTAGCGGGGTTACAGTTGTGCTACTTGGAATTCAAACTAACTTCAGTAGATAATGACTCCGATCTTGACCTTTGGACAAAGACAACAGGCCATGAGAGGTTTACCTTTCTATGGACCAGGCGATTTTAATTTCGTCGCTTCGCGCAATAACTTTTCCAATGGAATATCGATCAAATTATTACCCCTAGCCGATCTATCAAGACCTCAAGATGTTGAAATAGACGAGTTCGATCAAGAACTTAAAGCGCTAAATAATGCATTCAAGGTGGGTTCTAGGCTCGGTGGAATAAAGATTAACTCAACTTATTCTGACAAAAACGGGAATCCTGAACACATAATTGGTAGGTTCGAAAGTTTCAAGATCGATAGAAAACACGGGACCATTAGAGCTTTCATACAGGATGCAACTACGTTGAAATCAATTGAAGTTTATCCGGAAACTCTATCAAGGATTAGCGAGTCCAAATCGTATCTAGCGAAAACCTTCCTGGAATTCTTGATATAATTTTTAAAAAAACCTCAAATTTATGGAAGGCGAAAATGGTCTCCACGAAGAGAACGAGATGCTCTTGTTCTTGGACCAGGAAGACATAAAGTACGGTAAGAATTCCAATCAGGATATTACTGAAAATCAATCACACCAATCATTAGGCCAAGCTAAAACTGCGACCGTTGATTCTACCATATCAGGCTCAAACGACGGGTATTGGAAAAGAGTTCCCCTTGAAAATTTACCTTCGACCGGTTTATTTTACGCGGAGGACACAGAGCTCACAATTAGAGCGGCTAGCGTATCTGAAATCAGACAGTGGTCAACTATCGACGAATCTGACATTCTTGACATTGACGACAAGTTAAATTTCATACTGGAAAAATGCGTGAGGCTTAAGCTTAGCGGAGGTAGATCTTGGTTAACTTGGAGAGATGTTCTTGAGGTTGATAGGCTCTATATCGTATTCCTAATTTATGAAATAACGTTTGCAAACGGGCAGAACGAACTGTATGCCAAGTTTGAATGCACCGGATCCTGTTCGGAAGACGGAGGATTTAAGGATTCTTTACAGATCAAAAGCTCTATGCTACAGATATTCGACTTGCCTTCCGAGATAATGACATGGTACTCTCCGCAATATAGATGCTTCGAGGTGGTCTCAGATAAGCTAAACGAAACTTTTTATCTGTACATGCCAACAGTAGGGGTCATTGAAAGATTAAGAAAGAGAATCTCAGAAGTTAAGTCAAAGGGTCGCCAAGTAGATAAAGCTTTCGTTAAGGTGGTTCCTTACCTAATTCAGGACTGGTCGAAACTCGGCACTACTGATTATGCAAACCTTCAATCTGACTCGTTCGGATGGCACATTAATAAATTCACGTTCATCACTAAGTTCTCCGAACTTTTAAAGAATTCACGAGAAACTAGCGTCACAGCTCTCTGTCCGAAATGCGGATCTAAACTAACCGCTCCGATTTTTTCGCAATACAGCTTCACTATCAAAGATCTTTTCCTTATTTCAGGTAGACTTGATGAGCTTGTTTGAGACAAACCGTCTCTTGGCAGTGAAGCTGAATCAATCCTTTAATTCTTTGTATGAATTACCGATGTATGAATACCTAAGTTATGTTAAGATGCTAACTTCTGAATCAGGGGCAAACTCTCAGGAAACATTTGAAATTCAACCTAAGATTACTGATTAGTGATTATTATGTTTTCTTAAATAAATAATAGAAACTGCTCGCCATGGAAAATACTCAATCACAACCTTCACCCGATGAAATCTTAGTAGCTGCAATTGATAGGCAACCTGGTGAATTAAGGCCAATTACCGGTGATTCAATTCTACAGGTCGAATCGAACAAGCCTGTGCAGGATGAAATAAGCTCAAGTTTAAAAAATTCTCAGATTGACTCTGATGCAATCTCAAATGCCTTAAAGGGAGATTCGCTAGCAGGCCAAGTAAACTCATATTATTCAACAACAAATAATACTTACGTTAATAACTTCTACAATTCTAATTCGGCAGTTAACAGCTCTTCCGTGTTGGGAGCTGAGAGCAAAACTAACATAAACAATAGAGAATCTACCGATTCGATAGCGTCAATTCGAAACGAGTCAGCTGTCATAAATTCGAAGCTGGCAACCAAAAATGAAGGTAACCTATTAGTCGATCAAACTAGGGTCGTAACCTCTAACTTTAAGAATTTAGTTAACAAGATAATTCCAGCGCTAGAGACTATCATATCTGCTGTATCAGCTGAGAAAAAATCACCTAATTCCAAGTCGGCTGATAAAACTCAAACTCAATCATCTAATTCGATCAGTAACGTTGATAAAAGTTTAAACGAATATGAAAAATCTGAAATCAACTTTTCTGAAGCTGTTAATCAATTGTTTAATGAGCAGTCCAAGTCGACTAAAACCGGCTCAACCTCAACGGATGAGGCAGTTTCAGTTAAGAGTAAGCAATTAATTGAGTCAAGCACGGTCAACCGGTTGACCCAACCTGATACGTCATTGCAGCGAAGCGTAACTCAATTGACTCAAGCTTTACCGAATTCGATTAACAATTTAAGCACAATAATGAGCGCATCAACCTCAAAGAATAACTCCAGTCAATCAATTATAAATGAGGGAAACAAGTTGGACCAGAGCACAAACACGATAATTAATCAAAATCAACAAAATCAGCCCCAGGCTCAACCATCTCCGACTAAACCTGAAAAAGTCGAGCAGTCAAGTCAAATGAGCGATTTTTACCTTCAAGCCATCTACTCCGCCCTAATGTCAGGTAAAGTAAAGGTTAAACTTGAATATTCATAATAATGAAATACTTTGAAGAAATAAAACAGGTCGTATCTGAATACGATAAAATAAATGCAGGCTTAGCTGAACTTGAAAGACTCACAGTTCTGCTTCAAGAACGATCATCCGAACTTAATAAAGCTCTTGCCGATAATCGAGCAAATGAAAAAGCTTTAATAGATAAAATAGTATCTGAGACTGGAGAATCTCCAGATTATCACAAAATTATGACAATGCTAAATGCAGGAAACAACTAAAACTAACCCATTTTTTGACTTTAAAATAATCGTCATACTCGGGCTAATCATTGCGATCTTAATAATGAGATCATGTAAAGGAACACGTAATTCGGGTGATCTAGTTAAACCTGTAATAACTGTGGACGGCAAAAAATACAAGGTCCTAAAACAAAAGGTTGACACATTTATGACAACTCGCGACTCTATAGTTTATCGTAAGGGTAAGGACATTTATCATGAGACCGTAATTCACGATAGGATTCCGACGAATGCAGACACGATCGCGATCATAGATGACTACTTTAATAAACGAATCTACCATGATACGTTAAAGCTGGCCGATTCAATCGGAACTGTCACAATCGCTGACTCAATATCGCAAAACCGATTAATTGGCCGAGTTTGGCACGCTAAAGTTCATAAGTACGTAATTAATAACACCACCATCGTTAAGGACTTACCTAAGTCACAATTATATTTTGGTTTAAACATGGGATTTGATAAAACTAGCGTAGTTAATTACGCAGGACCGGCTCTTTTGCTGAAAACCAAAGCAGATCATGTCTATTCAGTTGGAGTCGGATATTCGTCCGATAAAACGATCAGCATTCAGGGAGGAATCTACTGGAAAATAAAACTAAAGGATTAATTTAATGACTTCAAGGTTCGTAGCTTTATCGGATTATTGCGTTTTAGAGTTCATGCTGACTCCACTGGGCGATCCGGCTCCTCAAATACTAAATACTAGCTTCTTTTTAATCAAAAACCAGAATGTTGATGCATATCAAGTGTTTAACACGGACTCGTACACAACGGTCACTAGAAATACTAGAGATCTAAGCGTCATTCCAATAGGAGGATCCAGATTAATTAAGGATAGCATCGACAAGGTTCCAATCTATTCTGAGTACGATGCAAGTATCACACAATCAGTAGTTGACCCAACTCTAAGTAGTTTTTTGATAATGGACACGATGAGGTTCCATTTTGCATCGGGTTTTAACTTCACCGAGGTTAGCAACATCGTATTGGGAGCAAGGCAGAAAATGAATAACTTGAGCCAAGTTCAATTGGCTAGCGTTTTAATTACGGCTGAGACTGCTAGCAGCCTACTCATCTTTAATAATAAACCTCTGTACTTAGCGAATACGGTTTACGACAAGTACGTCGACATTAAGATTCCATCGTTAGCTCACATTGACCAAGACTTCATCCAATTCGGATCAACGTCATTTGAGGCTGCGATAACTAACAATGTAGGTTTCATTAAGGACTCTCCAATAACAGTTTCATTGACTGAAGCTAATTATGAAGAGTACAATGCACCAAACGGTGAAAAGTATGAAATGTACAGGGTCGTTAATTATTTTGAGGGATCAGTACCTCAAGTTAACCAATTTGAAGGTCTAGGTTCAGTCATTCAAGAAGCGCCAGACGGCGACTACCTCCAATTTTTTGCTACTTGGAATAATGCATTTCCGGACGGTTTAATTGCGTCGCTTAACGAACTGGGCGCAAATAATGATTGGCTACTAATTCACCAATTACAGGTTTATGAACAAATAGGCAGTTCCTTTGTGCCTTCCGGTAATCTTACGATCTACCAAGAAGATGCATTTGATTCTCCGATGTCGTATAGACCAATTCTTAAGGAGGCCGGTTCGGCCGTATCAATGTCAATAGATCACACAGTTAGATTATTGAATCGTGCGACCGGCGACCAGGTGATACGAACTGGGTCGCTGTCGATATGGAACCCAAATAAGTACGGCAAGCACCTACTTAAGATAGAATTAGCAGATTTACCTCAGTCACTTAAGGTTTACAATAAAATAGTGCAAAAGAGCATTGAAACGTCAAACCTATTCACCGGAATTAAGCTGCCGCAGGCTGCCGCTTCCGCTTCTCAAATAGTCACTCAAATTAAAGAAGTAAAGGTTGGAGTTCCAACGTTTCATAAACAAGCAAACATTAGGCTAAGTCAAAAGAACGCTCTGTTAAAATCGACTGATGGTTCTTCTGAGCTTATTTTCGGTCAGGGTGAACTAGTCGTCCCAATAGACCCAACTGATAACTTCATTAGGCTCAACGTATATGAAGCTGATTCGGCTGATCCTAGCAAACAACTAGCTGCTAACTTAAACACAAATTCAACGTTTACTCTTAACTTTGGAAAGAATTCAACTTTAACTTATAATTCGCTAACTGATCCAGCTTATGAGAATCCAAGCACGGGCCAAATAGCTTTCAGAATACCTAAGGAACAGTCGAAGAAGATTCTTGAGCTAACTGATCAATTGATGTACATCTGTCTCATAGCTGAGGACGGTTCTGAAACGTTAATGTACTCAGGTCAATGGATGCCGTCTTCGGAGTACGCAACCGTACTAAAGGCTGCCGATGCGGCAAAAACTGCACTACTTAATGATCCTCAGGCAACAATTTCAAGTCTAACCGATAAGATTTCTCAACTTGAAAAGACGAACGCTGAACTAATTGCCAAATTAAATTCACAAAAGGTCGGAGGGGTCATTAGCAATTCAACCGGTCAATTTGAAATTAGAAAGGAGACCTTTCAGAATATAAACGTGATTTCTAGCCAACAGGCTGCAACTGAGGTTTCAGTCACCGTGAATAATGGAGTCGTTCCAGCTAAAACCATTCAATCGGACTACACAGCTGAAACAACTAGAAGAGCCTATTCTGGATCTCCTATCCAAACGGTCGACACGCTTAGCGGCACTCTCTAATATGATAAATAATAACCGACTAACAGATAAATAAACTCAACGGGTAAAACTGATATAAATAATAAAAAAGACAAACGTTGCATGAACGGTCTCATAAAAGAACTAACTACCGAGCTCAAAAACAATACGAGCATCAATTCTAGCTTAGCCGCTAGGGTCGTTTTAGACTCAATTAACAATTCTTTACTGTTAGGAGTTCCAGCCGGCCAAATACTAGAAAATTCATTAACCACCCTGGATCAATTTGCTACAGAATTGGTGAATGAAAATCTTAAAGAAGTCGTTGCTAACTTCAAGAAATTAGCGAGCAAACCGACCAAGAGCCTTGAAAACATGGCAAAGGAAGCAGGTCTTTCAATTAAGATTAACTCGATTAAAGAGAGTGAGCTCTATGCAGACCCTGTAGTTAAGCATACAATCGCTAGATTAGAAGAAGCAGTTTCATCAATGCCTGAATTTAGAGCAATTGGGTTCGTTTACGATGGGCTTTCTAAGTTCGCTTATGATAAGACCGTGTCAAATGTACTTGAATCAATCGTAAGCTACGTCGATGCAAATCGTGCAAAATTGGAAATTATGAATTCTATTTTTGAAATGAGAATGATAGGACCGGTTGTTTATCGAGGAGCTTGTGACGTGCTAGAATCAGCTTTACTTGATGATATTACGACAGCCGATTCTCTAAAGATGAAGTTAAGAACTTATAATAATTTACCAATCGTAAGTCGTTTGATTAATACGATCAGCATGTACGAAGCAAAGGAGACCGGTAAGTTTAACATTGGTATCGGTAATGGTGACGCTCAAGTTAAACCAATCATTGCACCATTCTATAAAGTGTCAGAAAGTGACGCATTGATCTATGTTGATAATAAATTCATTAGAATTTCAGAAGATGCAGATCCATCTCAGATCACCCCAAAAACAGCATCTGAATTTCCAGAATTCTTTGCAGTCTGCGAATCGTTCGCTGCATTAGGTTTCACTCAAAACGGATCAGACCTAATTGCTAACTGTAGAAATCTTTCAATTGCATTCGGGGTCAACGAAAATGGTACGCTTAACCTAAAGATAAACAGTAAGATAGTTGAAGACCTATCGGCAGTTAAGTTAACTGAAATTTTCCTAATGGAAACTGTTGAGATTCGTTCGTATCTAAGCAAAATATTCGACAATCTTGATTTAATCGTTAATGTTGAATTCGGTAGAACCATAATAAACGAAAGATTAGGTAGAGACTCAATAGTTCTTAACCTTGGTGAAGATATTTTTGTGTTTGAAAAGCTTGGTCAAACAAGACTAGTTAAGAAGATGAAAGGCTTAACATTCCATAATTACGTGATGGAAAATTTCAAATACGACGTTAGTGAGCTCTATTCAATCCAGTTGGAAGAAAAGGATTCTAAAATCAAAGCGCTAGATTCTGAAAAAGCGATAATTGAGTCAAACCTTGAAAAGTTAGAAAAGTCAATCGCCCAAATTAAAGAAGCGTTAAAGGATTCCACCATTTCTGTCGAGTATCAGGAGAAACTAAACGAGCTTAAACTTTCTATCGAAAAGAACGTCAATGCATTAAAAAGCCAATACATTCTAATCGATCAGTCCAAAAAAAAAGCCTAAGTGAATCTGAGGACATTACTCTAGTGTCCCCAACCACTTCGAAATACATAGTAGGCCAGCAGGTCAAGCTTAAATCTGGCGAATCAGTTAGAATAATAGGCCTTGATTCAGTTGAGAAAACGTATAAGGTCATGGGTTCAGATAATTCGGTTGACTCCGTGAAACCTGATGAAATTGAAATGGCCGAGCCTAGTCCATATAAGGACTATCAACAGTCTGGTCCGGACGAGCAGAATCCTGACTCGTTAAAGTTAAAACAAAAGGACGTAAGCTCAAACCATATCGGTGACTTCATAGTATAATTAGGCTAAACACATATAATGGCCGACGTATTATGCTCAATTGAAGAGGCTAGGGAAGCTGGAACTCTTCAGGTCTTTGAAAAAAAGACAAAATACCATGATTATCAATTCCTAGTTAGATCTGAGGAAGAGATAAAATTCAACGTATCTCAAAATATTTCAACCAAGGCAACAGGTGGAGAATACTTTAAACCGTTATTCATTCCACACTATGCACAAAATGGGTCCTCCATGATCCTGGACGATTTAAACCAGGAAGAAATTTGGTTGGATGCGGGTGGACACATCGGTATTTTTGCAACAAGGTTGCTAACACAATTTCCCAAGATTAAAAAGGTGTATTCGTACGAGCCGTTTCACAATAACGTTGAATTCGCACAAAGAAACATTGAGATGAACGAGGTTCAGGATCGTTGTGAAATAATAGAACGAGCGATCGTATCCGATGACTCAGCCGAGGTTGAATTCTTTTTATCTCAGGACTCAGGTAAACATAGCGTGCACCCGATTAGAGGTCGTCAGGCAATTACCGTGCCCGCCGAAAACATCAATAAGATCATTAAGGAAAAGGGCATTACCTGCATTAAAATGGACATTGAGGGCATGGAATACGATATGATCAGAGCTCTCAACCAGGAAAGTCTCGATCAAATTAAACTATTCATAGTCGAGTACCATTTTCATTACAGCTGGTTGCTTGAAAATAGGTCAGCCAAGTTCAATGAAGTTCTAGACATCTTTAGAGCTAATTTCGGTAGAATATTCGTGAATCCTAGAACGGCCAACGGTAAGCATTTCATCACTCACTTCGCAGGTTTTAAAAATTAAAAATAAGCACTTAAATGAACGGCAGAAAAGCAAAACTCTTAAAAAAGGCAGCAAAGGCCAAATTTGAAGAATACCAAAGACAGAATCCTGGTCAATTCCAATTAACCTATAAGGCATATCCAAAAAAGGTAACTCCTGAGGGACTTCTTGTTTCCAGTGAAGAAGAATATCCAATCAATCACGTTCGCCGAATTTTTAGAGCAATGGTTCGTGCTGAACGCCTTGCAAAAATGGGCGGAAAGAAGTAACTAAATGAGCCCGTACGAGCTTCTTCAGGAAATCTATTACGATGACCCTTGGAAATCACAAGTGTGTTGCATTCTATTGAACTGCACGCGTAGGCTCCAGGTTGACATGATTCGTGAAGAGCTTTTTAGCCTTTATCCAGATGCGGATAGCATGCGAAATTCTGATCCGGAAAGGTTAGCTATTTTACTGAAACCTTTAGGTTTTTACAATCGTCGATCTAAGACTTTAATTAAGTTCAGCGATGAGTGGATCACTAAGGACTGGCAACACCCTCGTGAACTACACGGAATTGGTGAGTATGCTGCAGCATCATGGGACATTTTTTACGAACATCGACTTGACGTAGAACCGACTGACGGAGTTCTAGTAAAATACTTACAATGGAAAAGACACCAATCAGAGCATTATACGCCTATTTCGGAAAGCTAGGAGCATTTACTGAAAACATACCAGGCCACACATTCTATCAGGTCGGATTACTTGATTCAATTTCTGAAAAATTTAGCATTGACAAGTTTGACTTTTTAAATTACATTGACAATCCTTTAGAACTAAAGCTAGATAGACCGATCTTCCCGGACGTCGAACTCGGTAAAGTATTTGAGAGTCATTCAGATAGACTATTGGATCAATATTTAATAGACTTTGATGATGTTCTTGAAAATATTAGGAATCGAGTCTATTCAAAGTTATTCTTAAAGGCAAGATTTAGAAACCTGTCGACTTTAGAAAAGAAGCTAAAGGATGCTCGCCAATTTGAAATGATAATTGACTTAGCAATTGAGGTAGGTTATTCACCGTCAGATATAGTCATTCTAGATACTGACCTTTCGCTTAGCCAAGAGTTTTTAGATCATATTAATCTACTGGGATTGAGTCACGAGATTCCATCCGTAACATTCCCAGGGATAGGTCAGAGATTTCTAGCCTCATGCTTAGAAGTTCATCGTCAAGCAACGACCAAACGTGGTCCGAACCTATTATATTACGGCAATCTGGCGTTTGACAATTACAAGGAAGGTCATACTAAGAATCCAATAATTAATGAAATCATTGAGGTAGCCACGCAAGTTAGAATGTTTAATCGAACTAAATTTAACATGACCGTCGCGGCTAAGTCAACTCCCGAACTGACATTGTGGCTGACTACTTGCGGTGTTAAATTTCATCCACGTGAGAATAGAATGCATATTTGGCAAGAATTCGAAAGATCATTGGTCTCAGTTAACGTTAGCAAGGACCTCTACGTCGAAAGAAAATTCATTCCCGCCAGAGTCTATGAGTCCGTAATATTTGGAGTGATTCCGGTTTCTTATAAGTGCGGTCAACACCCAGCAATGACGTTTGATACGGTTCAAGATTTTTTCGAAATTTGTAAATTCTTAACTGAATGCTCTCCAGCCGATTACTTTAAAATCCTATCCAAAATAGCCGAATCGCTTTAGTATAAATTTTCTGAATAAATAATAAGAAATGACTTTTTATATAAATGCGATATGTCAGCACAGCTGAAGACTTCTTTAATGCCGAGCGAACTCCCAGTCGAGTAAATGAAAGGCTTCTTTCATATTTCAGCTCAATACCTGAATCTTTCTGGAAATCACTTGGCTCGATTGATTTTAGTAAAGTTCATGAATTTAAGCCGGTAACAAACGGTCACTCAGCTAAGGAAATATACGAACATCAACTTTTCTTAATTGAAAATTTTGATGATATTAACTTCGCCATTCGAGCTGACGATTTCTTATCAAGAACAGGTCATGACACCGTACTATTACGAATTAACGAATCTTACTTAGAAACGGCCCAACTAATAAACGAGGGAATACTCGGTTCAGTTTGGGATTTTCTAAAGGCGATAGTAGCCGATCCGGATCCAACCGAGATGTCGTTAAACGTTCTACGCTTAATTCTTGACATCATAGGTATCGTTCCATTCACATGGGCAGGTTTTCCGATCGACATTGTCGCAAATGCAATTTCGGCCCTAATATCTTATCATAAGAGCGATTGGTTTTCAATGGTTCTTAGCATCATGCAAACGATTGATATAAGTCATGCCAGTGCAATATTCAAGGTTACTTTAAAACCAGTATTACCTTTCTTGGAAAAAATATTTCCATTAATATTTAGGGGTGGAGCGGACGCTCTTGCTCTAGAGAAGGGAGTTGCTGCATTAAAGGAAGGAGTGATTAAGATCGGAGATAAAAGCCTACTTGATAACGTGGGTAACCTATTCACGAACCTATCGAAGTTCATTACGGGTACCCTAATTAAAATCGTTCATCTCTTTACAGGTTTCATTGACACAGTAAAAGGCTTGTTACCTGAGTTAGTTGCAAAGAAAATTCCTAACTTGACCAAGGCGTTTGATACGATGGTGGTTCACCTAAGCACGATCGGAAAGGATTTTGAAACTGCTACTAAATTACTGAAAGCCGACGTTAAGACAACCGGCGAAGTCGTTGCCGCCAACGGCCAAAAGTTCGCAGCAGATAGTGCACAGGGTAAAGTAATAGTATCAGCTAACGCTGCAGCTAGGAAAGAATCAATCGCATATTTAAAGGACATTGAAAAGCAATTAACGTCGAATCCTGATTTAATGGCAGTACTTAATAAGCTTTCTCCAGAAATGAAGGATACATTCATTGCCGCTAGGGTCGAAAATAAATTACTTGGAGAACCCGTAGAACTATTTAAAAAAGCAATGGCCGATCCTGCGTTAGCTTCTCACCTAGCTCAAAAATACGGCTGGTCGCCAGCTGGAACACAATTGGTCGACCTAGCTAAGTCTGGTGATAAACAGGCGGTCTCTGATTTCTTTAATACATTCGTAAAGGATGCAAAGGTTAATAAGGCCTTAAGCAAGGCTGAAATCAGAGCATTTCAACCTTTCGTTAAGAGTCCAGAAGCATTCATTGCTGGAATTAAGAATTTTGATGATACGATTAAAGTCATAGAGTTGATAGCTAAAAGCTCAAACAAGGTCATTGCAAAAAGAGTCGTTAAGCTTAAACAATTGATAAACTTAATGGCGCGTTTGCTTTGGCAAAAATACGGCGGGCTTGAGTGTATCATGAAAGTCGGAGCTCACAAAGCGAACGATTTAATCTTAAATAACACGACAAAGTTGCTAACTCAGGAAGCAACTCCAGAGCCGACTAACGAATCTGACCGTTCAGTTGATCAAATTGCAAACGGCCAGCCGTTAACTGAGCCATTAACTGTTGAACAAGAACAGATGTTACAAAAGACAATATCTGATAG